AATGGGTGTCCAAAAAATTGGACAGTGGTTTCCCCCCGTCCGTCAGCGATCCAGCTATATAGGCCAAGCAACCCGGCGGAGCATCTAGCACTCTCACTTAAACTCTGCCAAGTTTACCAGAGCTACCATGAGATAAAATAAAAAGCCCGGTATATACCCCGGGCGTCTGGCAGTTAATGCCTGTTAACGTCTGTACTTTTTAGCTGCCTGCTTTTCTTCTTTTGGCTCCTCAGCGCTGGCAGTGCTTACGGTAAAGCTGACACGCTCCACGATTACCTTATAGGTGTAGCGCATATCGCCGTTAAGGTCCTTGTAATTGTCATTGGTGATACGGCCTTCAATCTCTACAGGGCTGCCCTTCTTAAACCATTTCTCTAAAAACTCAGCCTGATTGTTAAAGGCAGTACAGTTAACGAAGACAACGTCTTCCTTAGTCTGTCCCTGGACGGCTACACTGAAGCCGCATAAGACACCGGCATTATCGCCTTTACCATACTCATTAATTTTAATATCCTGTGTTAATCTTCCTGTTAATAATACTTTGTTCATTTTCTACCTCTTTCTATATTGGCACATGGTATATCATGTTAAGCCCTTCTTTAGTTTGTAATATCCTAAGATATTGTACTCACTATACTTAAGCACCGTACAGTTAGTAAGTAAGCGTATATACTCAGCCGTAAGGCCCAGCGTGTAGGTACTGTCCCTGATAACTACGTTGTCACGTATTTCCAGATCATGACCTTCAATGTTTATGGTCCTGATAATGTTATCATTGAATAAGCTTTCAGTCCCTCCGGCATCATAGAAGATAAAGCCTTCTTTAAAGTTCTCTATCTTACCGAGTTCTATGGCTCCTTTCTTCTTATTTACGCCAGCTATGGTAATATGCAGCTTGCCCTGGCTGTCTTCCAGCACATACTTCTTAGCACCCATGGTGCAGAAGCGATTAGGGAGCGTGTAGCCTTCATTTTCATAGATACCTATATAATGTATCTCACCCTTATTATCGTAAGCGTAGGCGTCATTTATGAAAGCCTCACGGCGTCTTAGTTCGTTAAACGGCTCTATGTTCAGATCGCCGATATATTTAACGCTGTCGGTATCGGCATATATGAAGTTATGCCCGGCCAGATCTATGCCTGCCTGCAGTCTAGCCCTGGCATGCCGGGTAACCCATACTCCCCACTGATATGCCAGGAAAGCCTTTTTATTAGATGCTTTCAGTATCGTTTCTATCGGTAAATCTTCATATTGAAATTCACCGTTAATAAAGTCCAGTGTATCTTTTACCGGATCCTGGGCCGTCATACCGTAACACCGGTTTAACTTAGCTTTGTTATTCATGTAATAGATATATTGCGGATCATCAGGTCTCAGGTGCTTTAACTCCGTCTTAACCTTGTAATAGTTCAGCACTACGCTTTTAAGCGGAGCCGGTAAAGGTCTGTACTTGGTATACATTACCTTTATCGGTGTAAGGCTGGTCCATTTATACATGTTTTTAATGATATTAAAGTCTATGTCCGTTATGGTCGTTTCCAGGTAGTCTGCTTTTAATACACGGCCATTGTCATATTCACCGTTGATGATATCACGGCATTTATCGCGTGACAGATAAGGACAGCCGCAGTATATGTCCTGCAGATCTATGTCAAAGAAGGCAACGCGCATCAGCACGGCATAATGACGTTTTAAAAGGGTTTTCAGCTTTCTTACGGTACAGTCCTTCTTTTCCTGAAAGCGTCCCATAGGGTATTCACAGGTAAGCATGACAGCCGGATAACTGCTTACGATATCTATACTGCTGACGTTTTCCACGATATCACCGGCATACCAGCGGTTTGCGTGAGTGTTACCGCCACGGAAAGCCTGGCGCAGCATGGAGTATAAATCAACGTCCGGTAGCATATTGGCCAGGGTGTCATGATTATACAGCGACATGGCCTTTTTAGTATCACGTCTGACGTAGCCGGTACTGGTAAGCGGTACCGTGCGGACGGTATCACCGTCAGCTTCCAGCTTCTTCTTTAAAGCCTGGGCTAAACCCTGGACGTCATTGATACAGTACTGTATCTCATAATCAGTTAACTCGGTCCAGGGGTAACGGACCTTGTTATAGTCGAACATATCACCGGAAAGCTTGCGGTTTTCAACGTTCATCTGTTTGGTAAACTGATTCAGCGATAAGTTAGTTAAAAAGTAGGAGCAGCGATACTCAAAGTGATCAAACATTTCACATTTCAGGATCTTACGCGGTTCAGTCCGGAAGACTTCATCAGGCTGAAAATCATACCAGCCCTTAAGGAACTGAAACTCATAGGACAGATTATGCACATAAATTACAAGCCAATAGTTACCTATAACGTCTTTTATCTTCTTCAGCATATCAAAATACTCATGCCAGTAGCGTCCTATCACTGTTATTCTGGCATCAATATTGAACTGCCAGATATACATGACTGACTGCTCCAGTTCTCTGATCCTGCTGCTCTCTATGTCAAAAGTAGTAATGCAGTTAAGGTATTTTTTCTTTTTGGATCGGTGTGGGTTGCCGCGCGGATTGTGGCAGGGCTTTATTTTCTCAAAGATCGTATAATCAAGTTCAGAAATCGGTATTACTGCTCTTTCCGAACTTTCGGCGTAATCTTGGCTCATTAGTACCGGTCTTCAGCCAGTCCTCCACGTTCCGTATGATCATCTCTTTTGAAAAGTTACCTCTTACCGCATTATATCCCAGCTCCATTATCAGATCGCTTCCCAGGCTAAGCTGCTGGGCTACCTTATTGGTACGCAGATATTCCAGGAAGTCATAAAGCCTGTCCATCTGCTTATCTGTCAATGGAATGTCGTGTTGCTGCAGATAGTCCTGCAGGTTAGCTTCTGATCTTTTACGGCTGATCTTAGACAGGGCGCCTTCGGCTCTGGCTTCCCTCATTTCAGCCATGGCTCTGGCCATGTCTTCTTCTGTCAGGTATTTTCCCAGCGGTGTACTTAAAGCCGGGTATTTGTTTTTAAAACGTTCAATAGTTCTGTTAGCTCTGGCAATATTCTTCTCATAATGCTTATTGCCCTCGTTTATCTTTATCTCCAGCTGCCTGAGTTCATAGCGGAACTTGGCGCTCATTCTGGCGTATTGTCTTCGCGTGTCTTTATTACTCATTTATCTTACCTCTTATAATCAGCCAGGCCCATAGGATCATGGCTATACAGCCGCACCGGAAGCCTGCTGTGAAGGTTACCAGTTCATCAGTAACCATGATATCTCAAAAAACAGGATAAGGCCTGCAGCCATTAAAATCATTATCAGCTTTTCAGTTATGCTCTTCATCAGTTTTCTCATTTTCTTTCTCCCACTCTTTCAACATCTTCTGTAATACACAATAATCACCCGGCGGCATAAATGTATAATCAATGTAATCACGAATCCACTCAATAGGTATTGCTGCTACTTCATGCTGATCATGTATTAGCTCCAGGCTACGCTTGCTGTAACGTTTCTGCTTGAGATCCTCAAGCAGTTTATCTGCATCAATCAATCTCATTTTCTTTCTCCCAATCATGTCTTATGTAGTAAAACATATACATAAATCTGTTATACTTTGATAAATCAGATCCCGGTGCTAACTTTGCTACGATAGTATTATCTTTTGTATCAACTACCAGGATACTAGGCTGTTTTTCACTCATGACAGCCTTCTTTAACTTTGCGACGCTCATTACTTTTATCATAACTCCTCTACCTCCCATTCTACCAGTCTGGACTGATGCTTTATCAGATGCTGCAGGATCATAGGATCCGCCAGACCTTCACGTAACCGCTGTGTCGGGGTAGCCGCTATCACCTGAGGGTTAATTATGATAACCGGCTCAGGTGTACGGCCAACCTTCAGATGATAGACAACTCTGTATGTCTTATACAGCATAGTTATCAACCTCAGCATAAGTACCGGCATTGATGCAGTCAATGCACTTTGTCAGCTGCTCACCCCAGAAGGCCGCATACTCCAGCCATTCAAAATCATTTTCACGATTATAGATAGTCATATTTGCCTTGATCATCTTCTGACATTCATCAATGCGATCCAGTATTTCAGCCAGTGTTGCTTTTCTTACAACAGACCAGCCGTTTTCATCTTTGTGGTCGATATCGACAATGTTACCGTTTATATCAGGTGCTCCGTAAGTTTTTCTCATTTTCTTTACCTCTTTTCACTTACTATTTTACGCTTAAATTATGTGAAAGTACCCGAAAAATAATGTGAAATTATGTGATTTAATATGGTATAATATGCAATTTTATGTTATAAATAAATTGAAGGGAAGCGGCCATCTTCCACACGGCGGAACCGTGGGCCAGGCGTAAGGAAAGCGCGAGAACTTCCCTTCAGAAAAGAGGTAATAACATGGAAAACTTAGACCAGATCTTACAGGCTATCAGTACTACCGGCTTTCCGATCATAGTCTGTCTAATTCTCATGTGGTACGTAAATAAACAGCTTGATACCCACAAGGAAGAAACTAACGCTCTAAAGGACGTTATCGCTGAAAACACGGCCATGTTACAGAAACTTACCTTAATGATCGAAGGTAAATACACCAGAGGTGAATAATGGACTGGCGAGAAATAGGCATCATTCCATTGACTGATGCAGCAGGCATCACCAAGCAGTTCAACGCTGAAAGCCACCGTGGCCTTGATATCGGCTGGTATAAGAATAAATACTGTCCGGTACTGGCCTGGCAGGACGGTAAACTTATTGCTAAAGGCTACAGCGGCGAGGTGGGCTATTGGTGCGTACTGGAACATGAATATGCGGACGGTAAGCGCTGGGTTGGTTATATCCATTTATATCAGGCCATAAGCGCTGCTATCGGTACGACCTATAAAATGGGTCAGCAGGTATCCAACGCCAAACGCGGTAATACCGGCTATTCAAACGGCGTGCATCTGCATATTTACATGACGAGGATCATACCGAAGGATACCGTCTTTGTATGGACCGGATCTGATGATCCGTGGACTAAGTATGCCATAGATCCGTTATCACATTTATATTATGATAAGAAGTATAACACTGACTATATCGCTCCTTCCTGGGCCAGACCGTGGCCCGAGGAAGAAGACTGGGAAAAGTTATATAAGGAAGAAAAGGGAAAAAACGAGATCCTGAACGCTAAGATAGAACAGATCAGGGAAATCGTTAAATAGAAAGGATAAAATAAAATGAGTATTAAGATCGAAGATATCCTGGCTTTGACTAAGGCCGGGTATACTAAGGCTGATATTGCAGCCTTAACAGCAGAACCGGTACAGGAAGCCGCAACCTCAGAAACTCCAACTATCCAGGCTGATCCGGAACCGGTACCCGTGGCAGTCCCGGAACAGAAGGCAGCTGACGTACCTGCAGCAGAAAATGAAACTATCGCCGCGTTATTAGCGGAAGTCCAGGGCCTTAAAAAGCAGCTGGCCCAGCATTTCATTAACACTGACAGCGTGCCAACTATTTCCAGGGAAGATATCGCCACCAAGATTTTAGGCGAGGTTATCAACCCTCCAAAGAAATAAGAAAGAAGGTACAATTTAAATGGCAGTTAACAACATGTCAATCGAGCAGGCTTATGCTCTTGTAGCAGAACTGCACGAACAGGCAACAGGCCAGAAAGCCGTAGCTCCTGTTGACCTGACAAGCTTTATTTCCGTTGCCCAGGCTACTCTGGCCGCCGGTTATGAGCCTGTATTAAACGCTATCAGCCAGGTTATCGGCAAGACCTTAGTAGCCGTCAGACCTTACAGCCGTAAGTTCGCAGGCCTGGAAGTATCAAACGAAAAATGGGGAGGCATTGTCAGAAAGTTATCATTTATTGATACTGATCCTATTGCTAACCCTAGCTTCGAATTATCTGACGGCGTCAGCTATGATCCATTCGTAGTCCGCAAGCCAAAAGTATTGGAAACACGTTTTGTCGGCTCTGTAATTTACCAGGACTGTGTTACTATCTTCCGTAATCAGCTTGATCTGGCATTTACCGGACCTGAGGAACTGGCAAGATTTATTTCTGGGCTCATGCAGGCCATTAGTAATAAGCGAGAACAATGGTTAGAGGAGCTCTCAAGAAGTGCACTGTGCAACTTCATTGGTGCTAAGGCTATCGTTGACAGCGGCGCCGGTATCATTCATTTACTTAGTGAATACAATACAGCTACAAGCGCTTCACCAGCCTTTACCGCTACAACTATCAGACAGCCGGCTAACTGGGGACCATTCGTCCGCTGGGCTTACAGCCGTATCTCTGAGTTATCTCAGAAGATGACTGAAAGATCAGTATTATTCCAGGCACCTATTACCGGCGCTGTAATTGCCCGTCATACACCTATTGAAGACCAGAAGATCTATATCCTGGATAATATCTTAGGATCCATGAAGGCTGAAGTATTATCAACAACCTATAACCCTGGCTTCTTATCACTGGCTGACGTGGAAGGTGTAGGCTACTGGCAGGATATCCAGAACCCTGACGAGATCCAGGTAACACCTGAATACATGGACGCCAGCGGCATGGCAACTAACGGATCAGCTCAGACCTTATCTGCAGTTATCGGCGTAATGTTTGACCGTGACGCTATCGGATACAATATCTACCAGGATACTCTGGACGCTTCACCGTTTAACCCTAAAGGCCAGTACTACAACATGTTCGCTAACGTAAGAGTACGTTATCAGAACGACCTGACCGAAAAGGGCCTGGTACTCTGCTTAGACTAAAACAGGCGCTCATTCCTGTTTAGCTCCTTTCTACCGTGAGGGCTGCCGTGCTTCCTTTTCATTGGTACAACGCGAATACTCAATCTGCCTCCATTATTTTCCGCGGCAGCCTTCCGGTAAATAGAAAGAAGGTAATAAAATGGCTTTAACAGTAGACTTCTATACTTTCACAAAAAAGACTAACAGCACTAAGCAGCCTACAGGTACAGCTGCCCTTTCAGCTTCATGTCTTCTGAAAGATGCTACTTCAATTATTAAACCGGTAATAGAACTGAAAGCAAGTGACAGCCCACTGGCTTATAACTACGCACATATCAGTGCTTTCAGCCGTTACTATTTCATTGATGACATAACCTGGAACGCCGGTGTCTGGGAAGTATCCATGACCTGTGACGTCCTGGCTACTTACAAAAGCACGATCGGTAGCACGTCATGCTACGTCCTGAGATCTTCCAACTACTATGACGGTGACATTATGGATAACTTATATCCTGCTACCTCAGGTGTCAGTACGGAAATAGCCTACAGTTCATACTCTGCAGGCTGGCCTGCTGCCTTAAGCATGGGCTTTACCAGCTGGGACGACGGTACCTTTGTGGTAGGTATCCAGGGAACCGGTGCCGGAAGCGTCAACGGTATTATTTATTACATAATGGATACTGCTAAACTGTTAAAGGTCATCAGCTATTTCTATGCAAACAGCGGCGATAATAACTGGTGGGGAAACCTTGAAAAGGGTGTACGTAATGCTTTGAATAGCCTTGACAACTATATAACTTCTATCAGGTGGTATCCTTATCCTATGTACGGAAGTACTCTGGCACAAGACGTTTATCTTGGATCCTGGAAATGTACAGACCCGAATAACGCGCTTGTTACTATTCAGGCGTTTACCGTTGAGGATACCAGACCGTGCAGCCGTGAGGTAACGATCATGCGTCACCCACAGGCAGCCACCAGAGGAAGCTATCTGAACTATGCACCTTACAGCAGCTACGAGATCGTTGACCCGCTGGTCGGCGTCATTCCGATCAGCAGCGATATCGCTAAGGTCATCAATACAATTAAATGCACGGTAACCCCGGACTATACTACCGGCCAGGCTAAATATGAACTGACTACTGCCGGTGACGTAGTTTTCTATACTACCTATATTAAATACGCTGTCGAAATCAGTCTGTCTGGATCTCAGGTAAATGTAGGCGGCCTTATTTCATCAGTAGGTGGTGTAGCTACTACGCTGGCGGGTGTAGCTACAGGTGGTGCGGCAACGGCCGCGGCAGTAATAGGTGATCTGGTAGGTATCGGAAATGCTGCAACCCGGCTCCATTCATCACCTGGTGGTAACCAGTCCAGCGGCGGCTTTGTCCAGTACGGTGACGGAAAGTTCATGCTCCGCGGCTATTTCAAGCCGATAGTTAATGAAGATCTGGCAGATCTGGGACGTCCTTACTGTACGACTTCAACACCGGCAACGGTACTGAATTACATGGTAATAGATAACCCACATGTTCAGATCAGCGGCACCAGCCGGGAAGCTGACATGATAAATGCCTACATGGCAGGAGGCTTCTTTTACGAATGAGTTTTACACCAAGATTTTCGCAGCCGTCTAACACAGACGTATTATGGATAAAGTCCGGTTATGGCAACGGTGTTAACCCCTGTATCCTGGGCTATCCTTCCTATGGCTATGGCAACGTACTGGCCAACTGCGTAGGCTATGCTTACGGCAGGGCATGGGAAATACTGCAAACAGATCCGCATCTCTGCATAAATCAGGCTTCAGCCTGGTATACCTATAATGACGGATACCCAAGAAGCAGCACTCCGTCTCTGGGCGCTATTGCCTGCTGGGACGACGGAGCTTCCGGTCATGTGGCCGTGATTGAGGAAATAACCTACAGCGGCGGTACTCCGGTCAGCTGTACGGTATCTGAAAGCATTTATGGCGGTGCTTTCTTCCAGACCGCTACGATAACAGCCGCTTCAGGGTGGTACCGTTTTACCGGTTATGCCTTCCAGGGCTTCATCATATTACCGGTAGGCTCCGACATGGACAGTAACCTGCTGGCGGCCTATATTAAAAAAGATAGAAAGCAAAAGGTGATCTTAACATAATGAAATTACCTGTTAATTACGAGTTTGAAAACCTTTATAACTCCATGCGATCACCTAGTACGGTACACTGCCGTAATACAGCGCTGGTAGAGTTCTATACGCGTTATTTACTGCAGAAAGTGATATCTGTTTTCGAGTTTACCGGACTTCCGGAAACCTGGGCGGATAATTACTTTAAATATGTACTTTTTGGTCAGGGTGTTATAGCGGTAATTAATACCGACAGATACGGCGTTATCTGTCAGAACTGCGGTTTATCCGGCTATAATGTATTTTATCAGCCGACTACCGTAACAATCGCTAACCCGCATTTACCGGGCTTCAGGACCTTAACGATCGGCGAGGACTGCGAGATCATCAAACTTCAGCCGAACTATTCGGGCGTCATGGACCTGGTAACAACATACGCCGACTTAATGGCCTTAGCGCTGGAAACTACCGGCGCCAACCTTCTTAACTCTAAATTAAGTTACGTCTTCTTTGCCGAAAACAAGACAGCAGCCGAAAGCTTCAAAAAGCTTTATGACAAGCTGGCCAGCGGTGAACCTATGGCCGTTATTGACAAGAACCTCACAAAAGAAGACGGTACCCCGGCGTGGCAGTTATTCACCCAGAATGTAGGCGCCAACTATGTTACCGGCGAACTGCTCAATGATATGAAGACTATTGAAGATCAGTTCAATACCATAGTGGGTATACCTAATGCCAACACTCAGAAGCGTGAAAGAATGATAACTGATGAAGTCAATGCCAACAATGTAGACACACAGAGCCGCATTAACTTATGGCTGGAAACAATGCAGAAGGACATTGACAAGGTCAACGCCATGTTCGGACTTGATATCGCTGTCAGATACCGCTTTGATGATGCTGTCAAGGTAGTCATGGACAGTAACTACATGGAGGAAGAAGACTATGAGTAAAGGCGCATGGCTTGATATCATGGGCTTATATGCCTATGACCATACCATTTTCAATAACTTTGTAATACCTACAACTATTACATATGTAACTAATAACCCGGACGGTACTACTACCACCCATACGGAAACTATCCCATATACCAAGGATAATATCATTGATAATATATGTCTGGACTGTGCCGAACTGGAGATAGTCTATCCGGACGCTGACTATATGAAACTGGCTATCGGCACATGGTCAGCCCGAAGACTGTATACCTGGCAGCGTATAGCGGACGTCCTTTACAGGAAATACGATCCGTTCTTAAATGTCAACCGTGATGAATGGCGTACCAGAAAAGAAGACAGGCTTCTTTATGACAGTGAACTAAGAGATCTGACGCTTGGCGAAAGCCGTCTGTTATATGACAGTGAATTAAGAGATCTTAAGGGAACTAATGACGTAACCGGTAAAAACAATGTCAACGCTTATGATGACGGCACCGCTACCGGCGTACAGCGTGGCCAGGTCATTACCGACCAGGATACTACGGATACCGGCAGCATAAATACAAGCCATTCCGGTACCGTCACAACTACCGACAGCGGAAGCGTTAACAAGTCCAACAGCGGTAATATCACGACAACAGATACATACCATGTGGAAGGTGACAGCGCTACCCGTAACCGTCAGGAGATTTTAAAAATGGAAACCCAGGAACGCCTGGCTAATGATCTCATTGAAATCATCATTGAAGACTTTAAAAAGCGTTTCTGCCTGGGTGTTTACTAGAAAGAGGTAAATATGTTAACAGCAAGAATTACTTGGGACGAAACCCATACCATTATTGTACAGGTAGACACTGCAGATAATAATGCCATTTATCTGCAGCTGGTAAATAACGCCACCGGTGACGTTACCTTATATGACGTAACAGTTCATACTGACAACCCCTTGGAATAGGAGGTAACTTATGCCTTACAATAAAGGAGATTTTACCCAGCAGGGTATCAACGGTGACGTTTCCGCCCTGGTGAGATTAAACGAAAAACGCGTCATGAAGGTCGTCTTATCTTCTGACGATGAAAGCGACAACTGCGATATCAGCGGTGCTGTTTATGATCTGTTAAACGGTACGTCATATTCCGTAGGATCTGCACCGTCTGGAACTATTGAGATAACAGCCAACGGCACAGGTATTGACGTATCACAGTACGCTCTGGCAGACGTAAATGTAAGCGGTGGCGGTGATAGTGATTTTACTACTGCACAGTTAACTGTTACTGGAAACCCTGGATTAGGAAATGAGTATCTGCCTATTGTTACTGTAAATCCAGACTATAGCGTAGAGGGTGCGGTCGGCACTATGAACCTGGGTTCAGGGTCACCGTATACCGTAATTTTATACAAAGGAAAGTGCTACGCTCCATTTAGCAATGTAGCGACTACCAGCGGCAGCATAACTTATAACGATACCCTTAGCGTATATGAAATAACTGGCGACTGTTCTATTACATTTAGCAGTCTTTAAGGGGTGAACTTATGGCAATTTATGACAATTTTCCATATACCAATATACATGAGATGAACCTCCGGTGGGTCATTGAGCAGGTCAAACAGGGAAATCTCACTATTGCAGACTTTGCTGAACAGTTAGAACAGTTCAGTGATGACTATGCTGCTCTGTCAGCTCTGGCTGCTGCTTTCACTATCGCCGGAAGCAATATCAGTACAACTAAGAACTTCAGCGCTGCCTCTCTGTCCGGACCGTTAACCGGTAATGTTACAGGTAACTTGACAGGTAATGTTACAGGAGACCTATATGGTAACGCTGATACCGCCACAAGTGCTACAAGTGCTACTAATGCTACTAATGCTACTAATGCTAATTATGCCAGTAGTGCACAGTCTTTAGTAGTTCGTATGCAGAGCACTCCGAGGTCAGATGCTAACTTAGCAATCGCAAGCAGTGCTACTCATGTAGATTTCTATACACTCCATGACCCTGTAGACAATAGACCTAGTGGTATAACAGGTCTTGAATATGCTTTTATACTTGCTTCCACAACAGGACATTTAGAGACAGTTAACGGTGTACAGTGCAGAGATACCCTCCAGATGTTATGGGGACAGAATACGAAAAAATGGTACACAAGACACTTGTATACACGGCAGTCGGATAACACTTATCAAGATGCTACTGCTTGGGAAGAAATGGTACAGAGTGTAAGCCATGCAGATACTGCTGACACTGCTACAACCGCTACAACGGCTACTACAGCCACAACAGCTACAACCGCTACAACAGCTACAACGGCTACAACGGCTACAAACTCTTATAATGCCTATCGTATGCCAATAGCTCCTAAACTTGGATATAGCAACTTGAACTATGTTACCACTTCTACAAATTCAATATCTTTTGAATATTGCGGGTATGAAGCTTTAAATTTACCTACAGGTTTTGGCAGTGGAGCTCTAGTGGCAGTTATAAAACTTAATGTAAACGGTAATACACGCATATCACAATGGGCGTTTAATCCTCTGTATTTATCAAGTGGCGCTGAAGGAAACGGCTTAGCCATGAGATGGGGAGAAGCAACTGGCGAAGATAAAGACCCTCAAGACGATACATTCACTTGGGTACCATGGAAATACCTTGTAGGGACTAGTGCTTAGAAATTGACCTCTAATTACAGAGGTCTTTTAGATTATGTTTGATAACAATGGCTATTTAGACTTTCAATATATCATGGATCACAGTCTTACTTATACCTTTATCGTAGGCGGCAGAGGTATAGGCAAGACTTTTGGCGCGCTTAAATATGTGCTTGATAATAACGTCAAGTTCATTTTCCTGCGCCGTACTCAGACCCAGATAGACATGATAAAGAACGAAGACCTTAATCCTTTCAGGGCCCTGGAAAGCGTTTTAGGCGAAGATTATGCTACCGTGATTAAAAAGCTTAATAAAAACATAACGGCCGTCTACCGCGCTGAAAAGGACGCTGACGGCATTTATAAAGCGTGCGGTTTGCCTTTAGGTTATCTTATGGCTCTAAGTACCATAGCTAATATACGCGGCTTTGATGCTTCAGACGTTGACTGTCTTATCTATGATGAGTTTATCGGCGAAAAGCATGAAAGCAAGATCCAGCATGAAGGTACAGCTTTCCTAAATGCTATTGAAACTATTGCACGTAACCGTGAACTTTCAGGACGTAAGCCTTTGAAAGTGATCGGACTGTCTAACAGTAATATGCTGGCAAACCCTCTGTTTATCGAACTTCAGCTGGTAACTGAATGTGAAAAAATGCTTAAACGTGGCCAGACGCTCAGAAACCTGCCTCTGCGCGATTTAACACTTATCCTGCTTAATATTACACCTATAAGCGAAAAGAAGGCCCAGACGTCTTTATATAAGCTGGCAGGCCGTGACAGCTCCTTCAGTAAAATGGCCCTTGATAATGAGTTTACCGCTGAAGAAATGGCCGATATTAAGAGCTTATCCCTTAAAGAGTACAGGCCTATTGTGACAGTAGGTGAGTTAAACATATACCGTCATAAAAGCCGTAATGACTACTATATTACAGGTCATAGCAGCGGCAGTCCTTCCCAGTATGACAGCAGTCCTATGGAGCTTAAACGCTTTCGCCATGACTATTACTATCTGTGGCTGGCCTACCTGCGCCGTGCTGTCATTTTTGAAAGCTATATTTATAAAGTGCTTTTTGAAAAGTACTACGAGGTATGATATAATAAATAATGGCTCCTTCCCTCAATATGGTGCCTGCCTGGTATATACCGGGCTTTTTATTTT